ACGGTTAGCACCTGGGGTGCAAGCTGTTAGGCTCACACCTCGCACTTGTAGAGAAGGACAACGTGCCGTACAACACCTTTTACTTATAAAGTGACAAACATCTTTTACAGATATCTGTCGGGTGCTATATTAAACCGGCGGTGGGCCAGAACCCATGATTTATGGGCCATGGCTCACTTGTTGGTCCTACTCTGTGGACTAACCACACAGATGCTAGCGTTCAAAGTCCTAACCCAACGTATGGTCAATTTATGGAAGTGCTCTGGAAGTAAATTCCTTTGCCTCTACCTAAAAGAGACTGTCCGTATGGTAATCGCTTTTATCAATCACACACAGTACACTATGCCAAAAGCTAGTGCTTCTGTGAGGAAAGATAGACGAGGGCTGCCTAAGATTGTCCCTGGAGTTCTGAGAAAGAGCATTGTTCTCGCGAGAGACCAAGGTTCGATCAAAGAAATCCTCACAATGCGGATTGTCCTTACAATATTGTCCTTTTACAGAGTCATTAACTTTCGTGCCAAACCTAATTTGGATAGCATAACGCTACCATTTTCTGGTATTGGTTCTTCTCTCCCTTACTGGGAGTTAGAGAAGGTTCGTGGCCTGTTTGGGACTTTAAAGTTCGGGCGGCTATCTTGGCTCATATCTGAAAGTGCCGGACCCAATGGACCGAAGGCGACCTGGTTCTCTTTCGTCGACTGTATCTCTTTCCTTTACAACCCATTAATTTGGTTTGCATGGATTGAGTTCAGTTTACGTAGAGGCCATTTCGCGCTCGTTCTATGGTTTACAGCAATTCAGGTTCTGAGCGCACCATTCCTCCCGTTGTTAGGTGTTCTCATTACTGGCCGCCTTGGGAGCCTTACAGCTCTCTCGGAGGCAGCGGGGAAAGTCCGAATTGTCGCAATAACCGATTGGTGGACTCAAGTCATACTCCGACCTCTACATCTCGGGATCTTCGAAATGCTCAAATTAATTGGGCAAGACGGGACCTTCGATCAATGGAAGCCGGTGGAGACCTGGGTCATACCACGGTTGCGACTCGGATCACCCTGTTTCAGTTTTGATCTGTCTAACGCTACGGATCGTCTTCCACTTGCGCTCCAGGTCGATATACTCTCTCTCTTTATAGGAAAGAGATTGTCTCGGCTCTGGGGACGTTTGCTTCAACGTGACTGGTGGTTTCAAGGAAAGCCTATCCGCTATGCGGTGGGCCAACCTATGGGTGCCTACTCATCTTGGGCGATGTTAGCTCTGACGCATCACTTCGTGGTGCAGTTAGCGGCGCTTCGTGCAGGGTGGGTTGGATGGTTTCCGTTCTACGCACTTCTAGGCGATGACATCGTCATTGCTGATAAAGGCGTTGCGGATCACTATCTTGCTATTATGCGAGGTCTCGGAGTTTCCATATCTCTGCACAAATCAATTGTGTCAGAATCTGGTCTCCTTGA